TAGCACCAGAAAGATTTACTCTTTTTAATACTTCTTTAAACTTTACGTTTGGCTTAACTTCAATTAAGTTGTTAGCGATTGTATTTCCAGATAAAAGTGCTGCTGATACATATTTCCCAGCAAATTCTCCAGCATACGTGGTTGTAATTGATAAACTCATTTTTTATTTGTTTATTTTGTTAAATATTCTACTTCTTAATGTGTTTTTATTCCCTTTTTGAGAATAAAGGTTTAATTCTTTTTTGTCAGATACATTCTCTGGATTGTGAGAAATACCTTCAACTTCTTCAGTAGATAACTCTACTTTTTCTTCTTTTACTTCGTCTGATAATTCAACAACTACTTCTTCTGCAACAACTTCTGTTTTAGATAATTTTAGTTCGTTGATTTCAGTTCTTAATTTTTCAATTTCAGAGAAAAACATTTCTTCTGATATTGATTTAACTATCTTCTTTGGAGATGCAGTTTCTGTTGCTAATTCTTCTTCAACAACTTCTTCTGCTTCTGTTTCTTCAACTGCTTCTTCAACTGCTTCTTCTTCTTTAGCTTCAGCTTCTTTGATTTCAGCAATGATACCTTCTTCAGAAACTATAATCATCATACCATCTTCAGTTTCGTATTCTCCAACTGGTACTGCAACTCTTTCTTCATCTGCAACGACAAAGATTTCTGCACCAGCTTCAAATTTTTCAGCTTCCAAGATAGCACCATTCTCAAGTTTCATTTGTTCTAGCTTTACTTCAATACCAAGTACTGCTCTAACCTTGTTAAGTGTGTCTTTTGTGTTCATATTTATATAATAAAAATTAAGATTAATTTTACATTTTCGAATTTTACTCTTCTTCTTCTGATGCACTTATTCTACCTATGCCTTGTTTCCAATATTCTGGAGTCTTGCAATTTTTATCATTTTTATTTTTGCAATCTATCGAATAAGTATTTTTACATTTACAATATACTGCTCTCATTATGATAATAGTTTTTTAAGTTCTTCTAGCTTTTCTAATTGATCAAGTTTTCTTGATGCCCAATTAACACCGGCAGTACCACCCCAAGCATCCCACATAAGTCCACCACATCCTTCTGAATAAGGTACGTCTTTATGTTGTTGATGTCTTTTAAATGATGCCATTCTAGCAATTGTATCTCTTGTTATTGGTTGTCTTTTTGCTAATTGATTTGCTCTACGTTTTCCAGTTGCTTCTCCACAACTTCCCCATCCATTCTTTTCTACCCAAGCTAATGCTCTCTTTGCATTGTTTGTTGCTCCTTGTGGATAGTCTGTATATGATGCTAATTCTTCTTTTAGTTCTTCGTTTGGTCTTTCCATCTTGTCAGCAAAATAACCTTCTATTGAAAAACCTTTTACTTTACCAGTCTTTACATAGTCATTCCAAACTTCATCGTTGTTTACTTTAACAGAACCCATCCAAGTGCCTACAGGGACATCTAAATTATATAATGCTGTTTTATCTTTTTGCTTATCTTCAACTATCCAAGATTCAACTAGAGTTAATCCTTGCAATTCTGAATCATGTTCTAATGTAGAATTAGATTGATTGCCATTCATCAAATACATTTGAGATGCTTTCTCAACAGTCTTTTCAGAAAAGAAAATATAGTACTCATCTTCTCCAGACTTTCTGTAAATAGGTTTCTTTGGTATAAGTAAAGCACCCATTAACAAACGCTTCTCTTTGTCTATTTCAGCAAGTTTAATTTCTTGTTTATTAAGTGCAACAAAATCAGATTCAATTGCTGGATTCTCAACAACAGAAATAGCTTCTACTCCTATTGCTTCATCATCATCTAAAATAAGTTCTATTATTTTCATAATTATATAATATTTTTTTAGTGTTATTTTATATTTTTAACCTCCTATACTTGCATCGTCAATTATATTTCTATCTAATTCTTGTGCAGTTGATACTTCACTTGAAACTACAAATGCTTGTATTGGTTGTTGTGATTGTCCACCAATAGCTGATGCTAATTGATTTGTACCACTTTGACCAACTATATTAAATGCTGGAGGTGTAGATGGAGCAGTTGGTACAGAAGGAATAGGTGGTTTAGATGTATCTACATTACCACCAGATACTCCACTTGCTTGACCAATTGCAGTAGCACCAATACCAGCTATTGCTAACCCAGCACCAATCTTTGTCATTGCTATTGATTTTGCAGTTGCAGCTAAAGATGCTGGTTTTAATGGATTAAAAAGAGGAATACCAGTTGGAGTTGGAATAAAGAATGGTATTTTAGATTCATTAAATTTTGCAGATGCAATAGATTGACTTGCTCCAATTACTACGTTAGCAATAGCAGCCCCTTTTTCTAATATTAAACCAGCAGTAGCAATTGCTTTATTTTTACCAGCTATTTGTTGCAACAATCCACTTAAACCAGCAGCAAAACCAATATACTGCATATTTATCTGTCTTTTTCTATCTGCAATACTTTGTTCTATCTCTACTTCTCTATCGGCTCTTTCTTGTAATTCATCTAATCTAGTTTCTTCATTCTCTTTCTCTAAATCTCTTTGTTCTCTTTTTAAAGAATTTATATTTGTTAATTGTTCAGATTTAAAACCAGCTACTTTAGCATCAATGGCAATCATTTCAGTTTCTAACTCAAATATTTGATTTGTTAATTCTATACTTTTACCTTTTAATCTTTCTTCTTCTTTAAGAGCATCTATTCTTGATTGAACAGTTTGTTTTTCAGCTTCATTTTGTTTTAAAAGTATTTCTCCAAGTTTTTCATTAGCAAGTATTCTTTCATTTATAGTTCTACTTTCGTCATCCCTTATTTGTCTTTGTTGTTCTGCTTGTAAATCATATTTTTCAACTAACCTTTGTTGTTGTAATGCTAAAAGTTCAAAATTCTTTTTTGCATTCGCAATACGTTTACCATCTGCAATAGCTTGTCTTACATCTACTTTTTCAATAGATTCTGAAACTGCTTCTGCAACACCTTGAGCCAAAGAGCCTACTTCTCCTACTGCTTCTACAAAATTACTTGCTATTTGTTTTCCAGAACTAGAAATTCTATTACCAGTTTCAATAAGTTTTTCTTGAGTTTCTGTTATTGCTAAAGTCAATCTTTTAACTTCTTTTGGGTCGCCATTTCCAAAGAAAGATTCTTCCCAAGCTAATTGTGCTTTTTGAACACCAAGTACAATTCCTTGAATAGCACCAACAACAACATTTATTGCTAGTGATAAACTACCTCCAATAACTTTTTGTAATGCATCAAAACCACCAGTTAGATTTGATACTTTTTCTATCATTGATATAAAAACATCTGAAACTTGTTTAAGAACAATACTAATAGTTTCAAAAGTACTACTCATTAAATCAACTACCTTTTGATTTGATGCCATAGCACCACCAAGAGCATTTACTGCTTTCATTATTAAAGCAAACCCAGCAGCTTTCATAGCTAATCCAACACCAGTAAAACTTTTAGCTAGTCTTTTAACAATATTAGTACTTTTTTTAGATTGACTTTCTATATTTTTTAAAGAATCAACAGTATCTTTATTTGAATCTACTATTTGTTTATTTAAACCTTCTATGGATTTTTTTAATTCTTCAATCTCCTTTGTGGCTTTATCTGTTTTTGCTACTAAATCAATTACTATTTTTTCCATTTTATTTCTTGTTTTTGTCTTTTAAATATTTCTTTAAAATTATCTGGAAACTTATTTTTTCCTTTTGCTAATTGTACAATCTCTGCATTACAATCTGTGTCTTTCAACAATTCTAATATTTCTTTTATCATTATGGTAATGTGTTAATTACTAATGCACCAGATGGTGTTGATTCATTTAATAAAATATCATAAGCAACTACTGTAATTGAATATGATGTTGCTGGACTTAATCCAGTAATAGTATCTGAATAAGTTGTTTGTAAAGGTTGTGCCATTGACCCACCAACTGCTACACCATTTGCATAAACAACATAATAAGACATTGTAATATTATCTGGAGATGTGCTTGGATTCCAAGTAACAGTAAATGATGTACTTGTTATATTTGATGCAACCAATCCAGTAACTTGTGTTGGATTATTACCACTTGATGTTAATATTGATGTAACGTCATTTAATAATTCAAAGTCTGATTTACCAGTTTTTAAATTAGTTTTTATTGAGTTTATTCTATAAGCATTATTACCAAATTTTACTAAATCATTCAGCTTTAAATTATAATAAAGACCAAATGGTAAATAAGCACTTACTTTTGTGATTCTTCTTCTTGCATTAAAAACATCTTGAATATAAGTCTTATAATTAGTTTCAAATAAACTATCTGTAAAAGCCAAAGGGTCTACTGCTGGTTGATTTGCTTGATACTCGTTTACCTCATTACCAAAATGTATATTAGATTTACTTGCAGTTGATGTTAAAGCAAGAGCATTTGATGGTATATAGTAATCTGTAATATCTTCAATGCTACTTGTTTCTGTATCTCTTATTCTTATACTTGTTTCGTTTGATAGTCTTATAGGGTAAAATAATAAAGGAGAGCCAAAATAAGGCTCTTGATTATCGTCTACAAAGTAACCCCATTGAACATCTGTTGCACTACCTCCATCTACATCATAAAGCCTTTCATATTGCATATGCTCAAAAGGTAATTCTAGTTTATAAGATTTACTTGGTGCATCAAATATATCTGAATTTAAACTATAAGATAAAGACCCCCATTTTTGATTGTTTAACTGCTCAAATTGTTTAGCTAAAAAAGTTCCTAAACCTTTGTATGTAAAATCAATGTGTTTAAAAGGTAATGCTACATCAACAGTTGAATTTTCTGTATCTATGTATTTACTTATATCAATTGGTGTTGTTGAGCCAGATGCATAATAACTATCTAAAGTCTTTACAACAATAACTCCATCATTATCTACATAAGCAGTTAAATTAAACATTTTAAAAAGACCAGTTAAAAAATCTATAATAGTCATTTTAGGCATCTGCTCTTGAATATTAAATTCAGTAAATGCAGTTGTAGCAAATGGAGATGCATTTGAATAAACCATTTGTCCATTTTGCCCAAAGCCTAAACCTCCTTGCGTCCAAGATACAGTCCATTGAATACTACCAGCTGCAAACGTCATATTTGTTGATGATGCAATTTGTACTGTGTATGTACTATTATTAAAAGGTACTATTATTAATTGTTTTGCTCCAGTACCAGTTGTTTCTCCTACTATTGTTGAGCCATCTCTGATAACTCTAATTGTATATGCATCTGTTGTATTTGGAGGTGTTACATTTAAATTTAAAAAAGATATGCTATAAGGAGATTGAGCAGTCAATGCTAAAACACCATTTAAAACATTTGATGTTGATGGCTGACAATTAGTAGTTGGCACACAAACAGTTGTTCCTAATTCTGTTACTTGTGTAAAGTTTTGTAATACTTGTGCTGGTGCATCTACGTGTCCTTTCTTTCTATGCAACCACAAAAACAAATTATCAAATTCGTCATTTGTATCATCATTAAAAAAGTCATCAGAAAAAGTTAATGTTTGACCACCAACAAAAGATTCTGATTGTATAGCATCAATTATAGCTTGTACTTTTATCGCATACTTAAACTGATTCCATTCAACACCATTCTGATTATGTGTACCACTTCCGTGATGTGATATATTTCTTATTCCTAAATCTGGATTAGGAGGAAAATTAACGTGGCTAGAACTATCGTAAATTAATCTGTTTGTATGTGTGATTAAAGGTGTTATAATATTACCATTTTCTTTAGCAACTTGCATTGCACTTGTAACATTACTAAAATTATAAATTTGATTATAGT